AACTCCACCAGCTGCAAGCACTTCAAAGTTTGGAACAACATCTTGAATTCTTGTTCCAGCTCCTCTTGCATCTGTAAGAGATTGGAATGATGATGCTTGGGATGAAAGTGCAGATACCGCTGAGGTAGTTGATGTAGTTACTCCATTAATTAAAGATGTTGGATTTGGAATATTACTCCTATCTAATTTATTAGAAGCATCAAGTGCAGTATCCAAAGAAGATGTTACCTCTCCTCTTGCATCAGATAACGCTGTAGTTGCAGAGGCAATATCTGTAGTAGCAGTTAACGCCGCAGCTTTAGCAGCAGTTGCATTGGCAGTTAAAGTATCTAAATCATAACCACCAGCAGTAAGTCCATCTCCAAACTGAAATTCTAATGCTGCTTTTTTATTTTCAAACTCTAATTGTCCTGCTAAAGTACTTTGATCGATATCAAGAAGTGAGGACATTTCCGATTGTAAATTTACATTTGGCAACTCTGGAAGCTCAGGAACTAAATCCCCAAGTTTAGATACCAAATCTCCTACAACAGAAACGGTTAGAGTAGCAACAAGATCAGCTGCTTCTGCTTCAAGTCCAGCAACAACTTCACTTTTTATAGAATCAAATGTACTGAGAACTGAATTGAACTCTGCACTTGATCCTGCTAAACTTGGTGTTTTAAAATTTGCCATATTTATTTCCTATTCAACTGGCGCCAGTGTGTTGCCCTGTGCAGTAGCATCTTGTCCAGTGTCAGTTTGAGAATGTACATGTGTTGTAAGAGCAATATCTATTGCATCACTATTTTTAGCAGTAACTTCACTACCTGTTCCAGAAAATTTAAGTGTTCCAACACCTACTGATTTCATATTTAATTTTCCACCAGACTTATAAGACATAATTCCAGAAACAGTAGTTGCTGATAAATGGTCTGATGCTATTAAGTCTATACTTTTAAGAGATGTTATTGCGTAATCATCAATAATGTTAAGAGTACTTGTTCCGTTAACAATTCTAGTTTCATTTTTATCAATGACAATATCCATATCTTCTTTGACTCTGCCTTTGACGCTGTTCATTATCTGAAAAGAATGGTTGCCGTTAATTTCTTCTTCACGATTACCACCACCTGTTCCAGCTCCAACTTTAACTCTATGGTTCTTATGTATCTTCTGTGTGTAATTGCCTTCTACCTCAAGGTGGTAGTCTCCCTTTATAAGTTCTCGTACTGTTCCAAGTGTTGTAATATTAACATCACCTTGTATAAGTATCTGAGACTTTCCAACAACAATCTCATAGTTGTCGCCAACAATTTTTACAACCTTTGAACCGTCTGGATGTATTTCTTCAAACGTGCCTGCGCTGTGTTGTGTAAACAATCGTTCGGCGCCTGGGCTATCATCTATTTCTTTTATGTGTCCAGCTTCACTTTCGAAAACATGGTTGTATGGATAAGCAGCAGAGATGTATGGGTTCTCATCTTTTTGAACTGACTTGGGTTGTGGTTCGTCCCAGAAACCACGTTCTTCTTGAACCGCAAAATCAGATGTAGCTAAAAGATATGGTTGTGTTGCAGTAGGAATCCCTGACCCTTTTATATCGGTTTTCTTAGAACGAGGTTGGGGGTGTTCGCTGTCATCATCAACTCCAATAGTTTCGTCAGTCTGTGTGGGGTCGCCACGTAAACGACTACGTCTTCGTTCTAAAAGGGAGTTGTGTGACTCTGATGCTCTACCTCTACCTAATCTGCTTGTGTCTGGTTCACCTACTTCGTGACCAGATTTAGTAGTATAGAATTCTCCATCCACAGGATATGAACCATAGAGAGGGTGTCCAAGATATTCTGCTTGTGGACTTTCGGGGGAGCGAGGGTCGTTAAATCCAACTTGAGGGTCAGCAGGTGCTTGAGGTGTGCCGGGCAAAGAACCTATAATTACTGGTTGTTGTTTTTCTATAGCATCTCTGAAGAAACCAATTACCCAACTACCTTCAACGAGAAAAGACGGAGAGTTGCCAAGACCATGCATCGCTGCATCTGTGACAGGGTGCATAACGTGAGCCCACGGCAAGTCTATTGTTGGAACATCAAGTATACTTTCTGAGTGAAATCCTAAACAACGAACTCTAACCCTACCAAGTTGGTCTGGGTCATTCCTATCTTCTACAACACCTACGAACCAGACAAATCCATCTTGGCCCATGAAGTAACTTTTTTCCACCATAATAATCCTTTAGTAACAGTTTTTACTATTTATAAGGATTGTATGGAAAAGATTATACTGGGCCTTTGGTTTGTAGTTTTGTCATTTCAGAATAACCAACATTTCCAATCAGTTCGTATTTCTTTGCAACTTCTTCACGACCAACTTTCAAACGACTAGTCATCCAATAAGGATTGAGTCCTAGATTACCAGCAATGATAATTCTTTTATGATCACATTGATGTTTGGGTACAGAATGTTTTACCCAGCCTGGAAACATAACCATTGTATTTTTCTTAGGAATAACCGCTTGCATAGCATTTGGAAACACTAACGGCGCACACGAATCACAACAATCAACATTGTATACCCAACTCCAAATAGATGGCCAATGGTCATGAGGTTTTGTCCAATCACCCTTTGTATAACTTGCAGTCCAACAATCGTACGGCATAAGAAATACTTTGTTGGGTGAGTTCTCTGTTGCAAGGTGTACTGCGTAGTCGCAGAGTTTCATAAACTCTGAATTGTGTTCATGCATAAACCACGAACTCATAGTTGCCTGTACATTAGTTTTTCTTTTTTGTATATCCTCAAAATCATAACAAAGATTTATTAGTTCCTTTGTTGCATTTGATTCTGGAACATCTGATTTTATAATAGGAAGATTAGAAGTAAATGAAATAGAAGCTGGATTAGTAGCAAGCTGTCGTTGCTTTTGTTCCTCTACTTTTTTTTCTTCATCTAGACTATTTGCAAGCGATTTTAATAAACTCATAGTATTGCTTTTTCCTGTGGATACCAATACCAACCAGTAGTTATATACTTATCGTGGGTGTGTACGGGATTCCCACGATGTTGATACATCCACGCAGAAGGAAATATAACACCCATTCCTTTCTTTGGTTGGATTCTTATTTTTTCATATAGGAACTCTGTTTCACCTTCACCAGCTGGTAAGTCATTCAAATAGATTGTCCATACAAGAGCTCTGTTTGCATCTGCACAGTGAGAATTTTCTGCGTGAAAATTATGAAACCCACCACCCATAGGCATTGTTCTTTGCACTTTAGTTTCTGGTGATAAAAGACTTTGCGCTCCACGATATACAATAGGAAAGTCTAAAAGATATTCTCGTAACATATCCATCTTTACTTTTTGAATAGATGAATAGAGAGAGTCTTCTTCGTGCATCCACATTTGTTTATCTTTGCGTGTTGCGCGATTGACAGTTTTAGTTTTGCCCATATGGTCATCACGCTCAAACCATTCTATAAGGTTATCACATTCTTTGTCTGTTAGTGCGTTCTCAAATCCTCTGACAAAATTACCTAACACGAAAATTACCTTCCGTAACGAAAAGCTTCGAGCCAATAGTTTCTCGGATATTTAAATTACCCGCAATCATAATTCGTGGTTTTCTTCCTGTGTGTTCACATTCTTGTTTTGGAACAGAATGATTTAACCATGCTGGAAAAACAATCAGTTGTCCTGTTTCTGGAAATATGTGAAGTGGAGTACCCTCATCATCACTATCGTTAAATATTAATGGCGCACATTCTTTACATGCTTCCACACAATAGGTATAAGACCAAAGAGAAGGCCAATGATTATGTTCTTCACAAGTGTGACCTTTGCCGTACATCAATCCCCAACTTTCTTTTATGTAAAGAGGAACATCATCTGGACTTCCATCAGGTTTAGTTCGTTTTGCAACTGGACATGAGTTTGCAACTTCTATTGCAGCTCCACCAACAACACGAAATGTATTATAGTCCTCATGCATATTCCATTTGGTCATTAAACACTTAGCAGCGGTTCGTCCTTGTAACGCATCGCCTGCTTCAAGAATATCATTTTTAATTTGTTGGGTTCTTCCTGTGGGATAATTCATCTGCTTTACTTTAACAGGATACTTCGCACTAAACCAATCCCATGGCTTAGGTTTGCCAACTAACTTAGACAGTGCGCTCATACTAATATCTCCGTTATCTTTTCTTCGTCTGGGTGTCTGCCATCAAACTTAGGTTCACCTGCGGGCAATGTGTAAAACCACCCTGTTGCAATATACTTAGTACCTTCATTTGGTGTTACGCCTTTGTGTGGGTGTGTCCACCCTGCGGGCCAGATAACAGTTCTACCTTCTTTGGGTGTTACTATCATTTCTTGATACGGAAACTCTGTGCCTGACTTTGCATCATTAAGATAAATCATCCATGCAAGTAAGCGATAGGGATAAGAACCAGATTGTTCGTTGTGTAAAGAAAAGAATCCTTCCCCTTCTTCATACTTTTGTAGATTGTATACAGGACACAATCTCCAATAGGAGCTTGTATTTAATTTATTAAGATAGTCATACTTATTGCAGTATCTAGATAACGAGTTATTTACAAAAGTATAGATGCTTGAGTTGATAGGATTGTCATCACCAAAGTTAAATGATTTTGTTACACAAACCTTTTGTCGTTTCTTATTAAAGAAAGGAAGTCCACCTTTACTTTTGTTTGGAACACTTTCAAAATACTCTATAATACTTTTACATGAGCTAAGTTCGCCATATGTTCTACGTTTTACCCACAGTGGTGTGGTGTCATCAACTATCTCAATAAAATTCAAACTTTACTCCTCACTTACAAAATTATCCTCAAATAATATATAGTCAGTCCTGCCCAAAGCAGTTTTAAGTGTTAAGTAAACTGTTTTCATATTCTTTGGTTTAACAGGAACAAACTTAGTAAGCTTCTTAGAGTAGTAATAAGGAACGCCATCTTTCAATCGCATTTCCTCATACGAGTCCATATCAGAACACACCTCTAAAATTTCAACAACTCGTTTCTCTTTGTATATATTTGAGTATGTAACCTTGTCGCCAATATTAATCATGTTCATTTTCCTATCTGAAAGTGTTTCTATTTTTTACATGGGGTGGAACTTCTGTCCTGATATCATCAAATGCTGTATCTTTTCTTATTTCTTTTAAGTTTTCTAAAGCGCCTTCATCTCCTTGTTCAGCTGCTTTATAAAGATATTTTATTGCCATTTTCATGTCTTTATCAACAGGATGAACTTTCTTGGTAGCTGTTAAACTAATCCAACCAAATAAATACGCACATCCAACTTGCATTTGTGCAACCATACATCCACCATCTGCAAGCAAAACTAACGTATTCCACCCCTGCTGAAGTTTTCCCTTTTTAATATCGGCAATTGCACAATTAAACTTTCCTATTATACTAAGCTTAGATGATTTGCCTGTAACCCAACTGCTTTCTCTCCCACCAAGAGCTAACCATTCATCTTCTGTATTCCAATCATAATTTTCTGGTTTCATATTCATTTTCTTTTTCTCCTTACTGTAAAATCAATTCCAAATCTTTTTTCATGAGATTTGATTGGTGATGCACAATGCGTAACTCGCGGATCGAATACTACAAAGCTTGTTGGTTTCATGAATACAGATTGATCCCCATGAATAAACTCACCACCGTCTTTGGGTTGCCAATTAGAATTAAGCAATCCAAGTATCTTCACATAGTCAAAATCTTTTTCGTGGTCTGTGTGTGGGTTGTCTTGTCGGTATTCGTCCTTTACGGATATTGCACAATACGATACCTCAGGCAAAAAGAAATCAGATGCAAACTGACCACCCTCAGTTTTACCATTGTAAATCTGTATGAGTAAACCCATTGCCATACCTGCAAGCAAATCATGTACTGGTTCATTTTCAATAACATCCAACTTCAAATGTTTGTCCTCAAACGGAAACCCAAGAGGATGTTTCAGATTCCAAGTCTCACTTTTCTCTGCAACACCTTTCATCATTTCCAAGTATTGTAAATCACAACAATTTTCAATCACTCGTAGCATATTTAAACTCCTTGTTTGCAGCCTCATCTAATTGTTTCATAACTTCATCAGTGAAATAAGTATCAGGTGAAGATAGAATAGTTTTACCAAACTGTTTGCTTCCGTCTGGAAGTTCAAATCGTGTTGATACCTTTTTGAAGATACCATACTTCTCAGCCAACTCTAACAGTCCGTAGTATTTGTCAAGTCCCTTATCATAAGTAAGTCGAACATCAACCATCTTATTCTCTTTAGTCAAACGAGACTTGTGGTTCTTACAGTGAATGATGTTACCGATAACTTCAGTGCCATCTTTCTCTTTCTTCTTACTCAAATAGATGATAGAACTAGCTGCGTACTTGAGTCCAGAACCACCACCCATTTCTTTTTGAGGGAACATAGAACCCACCACATCATATGTGTGATTGGTAACTACCATTGGAACTTTTGCTCTACCAAGTTTCAGAGTGAGAACACGAAACGCAGCTTTGAGAACTTGCGCTCTTGTCATGTCTCTTGTCTCTTTACCATCTGCGGTATCCTCAACTTCTTTCGTAGTACTCAACATACCAAGAGAGTCTAGGCAAAGGAAGAGTGGTTGACGTTGTGATTCGGGTTGCAATAGATAAGAGTCCAACACCTTTAGGGATTGAGTTCTAAATTCTTGCACCGTAGTCACAGGCATCATCACCATACGTTCTGGGTCAATACCTCTATCAACTACCATCTGCTTAGTAATTGCAGATTCACTCTCAAAGTATATCACTCCTGCGTTTGGATTTAAATCTAGAAAGTTCTTGACAATACCCATCAGAAAGAATGTCTTGCCTGTTGCTGACTCTCCAGCAATCGCAGTAATCTTATTTGATGCAAGACCACCATAGATACTTCCACTCAGCAACGCATTGAATACATGACTGCCTGTGTCAATAAAGGAATCAACATCACCAGCCTCCACTCCGTCACTCACCAAATTTGCGTATTCATTACCCACATCTTTGATGATACTCTTTAAAAAATTATTATTAGTCATATTTTATATATCTCCATTCATTAAACTATATTATACCACTTACATACCAAATTGTCAAGGCAAATCTTACACATATTGAAGGTAACTCCCAATAATATATTTGGGTGCAATTATTGGTCTAGCTCCTGCGTGTATGTGTGTCCATAAAGGCGGAAACATAACACACGAACCCTTTTTACATTCAACCTCTACATCCATACTTGGAAAATAAGTATGCCCACCCATGTTGTTGTTAAGATACATAAAGATAACTAGAAATCGTCTTGCGGTTTCATAATTCAATACATCAACATGTGGTGGAAACTCATCAGACGTATTTGCCAAATACCTTTTCATCTTAGGGGGTTCTAACGAATACTTGTCAGGCCATTGATAGGGTGTGATGTCATGTTCCATTTTATAGGACTCAACACATCTGCCGATAGTGTGCATCAGAAAATTAACATCTTCTTTCCATATAGACTCAGGAGAATGAAGCATATTAATCTGAGTGAGTGTTGCGTTTCTTACACCTTCCTCTGAAAAATGAGAATTGTTCTGAACCTCTTGTGCAGAAGTATCCCTTTCAAATTTGTCAATAAAGTAATCACACTGATCATCAGAGAGAACTTTATCATACACTGTAATATACGAGTTCATTATATTTTAAATCCACCTAAGTCACCACGCGAGCTTCCAAATCTAGACTTGTCAAAAACAGGTGTATCAAAGTCATCCTCTTTGCCCTTAGTCTGATTTGCATCTGCAAGAGTGTGTTGTTCAGATATGTCAATGTCATACAGTTTCATCTTCGCACGATCAATACCAATCACAAATCGTTTATTCACTGACGGGTCGTTGTATCGATTCTTTAATTGCTTGACTGCAATCTGATTGAGCTCATCTAGTTCTTCATTACTGATAAGCGCAAACATAAGGTCAGCAGTCGCAGGCAAACCAAAACTCTCACTGGTATCTTCCAGACCTACATCACTATTAGAGAATCCACTACGAGTGGTCTGAGTGGCACTCATGATAGGTACGTTAGTCTCTACTGCAAGTCCTCGCAGTTCTTCTGCGATTGATTTGATATAGAAGTACGAACCCACATTTGCGTTTCCCTTGAATCGTGATGACGAACAGATATTCAGATA